TCACATTTTGCCCACGTCTCCCATAAATGATTCTATGGCGTCGGCGGCTTCCTTCTGAATAGTTGGAATGAGATGACTATATATATCAAGTGTAATTGATATGCTACTATGGCCCAAGCGTTCGGATACTATTTTAGGGTGAACGCCTTTTTGCAACAGAATCGACGCATGAGTATGGCGCAAATCATGGAACCGGATACGAGGGACCCCGGCAGCCTGTTGAGTTTCGTGAAAAAATTCCGATATTGTGTCCGGGTGATACAATTCACCCTTGCCCGTCGTAAATACAAAATCTGAAGTAATACCTAGTTGCTTATGCTCCTCCTGCTGTCTTTCCCTGTGTATTTTCAAGACGTCCAGGACGGACCGGGAAACATGGATAGACCGCCGTGAATTGGCAGTTTTCCCGCCTTCGTGGATGATTTTAACTTTATCTGAAACCGTCCAGGACCGGGAAACATGAATGATAGAGTTTTCAAAGTCTATGTCTTCCCATTTTAACCCTAATACTTCTCCTCTTCTCATACCTGTCATAAGGGTTAAATAATAAATAGGAAAAGCCCGCCGGGGCCGGGCGACCTCTAGGAACCGGTTGATTTCTTCCGGCGTCCAGACGTTGAAATTCCGTGGTTTTGGCCGCGGGAGTTCTATTCCTGCCGCCGGGTTTTCCTTTATTAACTTCATCTTTACGGCCCAGCCAAGGGACCCGTTGACGACGTTATGAATGGCCTTAATCGAATTCGGGGACAATTCTTTTTCAGCGTAGAACCGGCTTATATGTATCGGCTTTAATTCTGCCAACCGTATCCGGCCAATTGTATCCGATATATAAAAGTTTACGATACGATTGTAGCGGGAAAACGTAGTCTTTTTTACCTTAGGTTTAACATTTTTTAACCAATCGAAAAGAAGTTCGTTAAAAGTCATTTTTGTTTCTTCTATATATTGGCCTCGATTGATGTCCGCCAACAATTCAGCCAGGGCAGCTTCAGCCGCCTTCTTGGTTTTAAAGCCGCCTTTCATCTTCTGACGGCGTTTTCCTGTTACTGGGTCCCGACCAATGTCGACAACGTAGCACCAACCGGCCCCGCGTTTTTTGATGCTTCCCTTCACTTGTCGTCCTCCTTATGCTATAATATACGAACTGACGTTCTTACATAAAAAAGGAGATGGGAACGCTTGGAAACTAACAAGCAACTAACAAACCACTAACAAGGATTTTAACAAACAAACTAACAAGAGGCTAGGCCAATAATATCAATGGTTCTGGCCAATAGTCAACAAACAAACTAACAAGCTAAGACTCTTTAAACTAACAACAACCAAGAATACAAGAATATAAATAATATATGTCGTTTCTTCACCGCTTCACGATAAGGCATTTTGATTTTTACTAAAATTATTGTGGGTAATAGTGTTTTAACCTATAATGAAAGAAACAGAATTCGGGGAGGGGTTAAGAGTGGCCACAAACAAAGAGGACAAAGAGATGAGTGAAGTGAAAAAGATTGTCTTGGATTATTTGGCCTATGTGTTACATACCGCGAAGATTGCCCCGTCGTCAAACGTTAGCGAGATTGTACGTGAGTTAAAAAAGAAAGGTTATATTGATGAAAGTGATTTAAAAAAAGCTGCTTCTATGGATATTGTCCTTTTACTGCCTATTGCTTTTATTGTTAAGTGTTTTTGCGGTTAAAAAGAAAAAAACCGCCCGGTTGTTATTGGGCGGTTATTTTAATTTGTTCCTGATAATAAACTCTAGAAATCCTTTAAGCTGTATCAAGTCCGTTCCCTTCAACTCTACTCCGTCATATGTCAACTCTCCACTCTCTAACAATGTCTTGAGGTTCTTTATTTCTTCCTGGTTGTTACTAATTAGAAAATCGGTTGGGACGTCCAGAACGTCGGCTATATTCGCTAAATTTTGCAAATCGGGTATGCGTGTGCCATTTTCGTAACATGATAACGTAGCCTCTGCAAGACCTGTCTTTCCTGCTAATTCCCTAATAGTTAATTTTTTGTTTTTCCTAGCACGCCGCAGACGAGCCCCGAATTCCTGTCGGGCCTCCTTGTCCATGTTTGACACCTCCTGTTCTCAGGCAACCTCAATTTATATTTTTTTAAATTAGTATCACCGAGAGTAAAAAAACAAAGTGAAATCTTTGCGCTGAATTTAATTTACCTTATGTGGTTACAATTTGTCAACGAGTAACGAATAATATATTTAAGTGCTTCTTTCTGTTGTTATTTTTTATTTTGCTTTTTATCTTTACAAATCGCAAACTTTTTTATAAAAAAGTTTATTTTCCGCTTGACAACTTAGCGTAGCGCATAGTATCATTTTAATTGTAATACGAAACGCAACGAGAGGGGGCCAACAGATGACGAACAGCGAAGAACTTTTTTTTACTCATCTCAGTCACGTTCTGCAAGAAATCATTGAAAAAAATTCACGGAAAGATGATTCCTTAGTATACACGGTCCAGGAGGCTGCTGAGAAATTGAAAATTTCCACCAATAAAGCCTACGAGTTGGCCAGGTGCGGCGAGATACCTACCGTTAAAATTGGCGGCAGGGTCATGGTTCCTAAAAAACGCTTGGAAGATATGGTTAATTCGGAAGGAGGCGGGCAGCAATGGGCCTGAAACAAAAATATTGTCCTGATTGCAAAACGGTTCCAGTTTCATTTGTGTTAGGGGCCAGCAAGCCAGGGAAGCCGGCAAAAGATTTTTACCATTGCAGCAATTGCAACGAGAATTTTTCTGCCGATTTTAAAGGGTTCATTAAACGGCCGATAAAACCCAGGAAAGCATTTGCGGCTACCACTTACTTAACTGATAAGTCCAACCGGCGAGCATACGATGCTCACTGGTTTTAACATAGATTCTCAAAAATGAAAATTAGGAGGTTATGCGAAATGGCTTACAACAATTACGGAAATAAAAACAAAGGGCAAGGCGAAAAAAAAGAACCGGAATACTTAGAAACTTATGCAACAGTAAATGAACGGCTGATGAAATTTCGTGAGGACTACCCGGAAGGAATCATTGACCCGGAGATTATTAAATGGACCGATGACGGTTTAATAGTCATTCAAGTCAAGATTTACAAAAACCCGGAAGACTTCAAAAACGGGATTTTTGCAGCCAAGGCACACGCCTATGAAAAAGACGGAACGGGATATATCAACAAAGGGAGCGCATTAGAGAATTGTGAAACGTCCGCTATAGGGCGAGCATTGGCCCATATGGGATACGACATAAAAAAGTCTATCGCTTCCCGTGAAGAAGTAGCGAACGCGGTTTACAGACGGGAACAAGAGCAAGTGAAAAAAGAGCAGCCGCAACGAAAACAGGAACAAGCGCAGACGCAACAACTGCCGCAAAAACAAGCGCAACCAGCCGAAAAAAAAGAGCCCATTAAACCCAAAACCCTGGGCGAGATAAAAGTTATTTGGATGCGTTTGGGCTACAAAGCGGAAGACTTAGGCCGGCAACTTAAAAACCTTTACGGAGTAAACGACATTACTAGACTATCAGAGGAACAAGCCCAGGAGTTCCTGGGCAAGTTGAAAGACTTGGAAGAAACGCGAAAAAAACAACTGTTTGAAGAATTTAAACAGACGGTGAGCGACGAAACGCAGCCGGACAAGAAAACCGCATAAAAAAGGCCCGGCAAAACCGGGCAAGCAACAGAATTGGGGATGTGCCGGGGCGGGAGTTATTCCGCCCTGACAAAAGGTATTATAACATTTTCTCCGGGAGGCGTAACAATGGAATTGGTAAGAGAGAGTGAATATATAGACGTTTACCGCATTGAAAACGGTGTGATTTTGGAGGTTAGAAAGTACATGCGGACCGGTTGGCGTGTATGGCATTCCCCAAAATATTCAGAGCCCATAGAAGGAACGCCGGGAGCCTACAGATTGAAACGAAAATATAAAGATTTACCTAAAGGAACCGTAATCATTGACGGGTTCCCGGTTGAGACCATAAAGGAGCCGGATAATTTCGAGACAGAACTGCGTTTATCCGGCGGGGTTTTGTACGGAACGATAGACAAGCACGCGAGAATCTATACTTTAATCTTAGATATTTTAAATGATTACCGGGAGGGGCTTGTATAATGCTGAATGAAGTTATTTTAATTGGCCGTTTGACACGTGACCCTGATTTAAAATACACCCAGTCAGGCGTAGCAGTTACAAATTTTACCCTTGCAGTTAACCGTCGTTTCACTAATCAACAAGGGGAACGCGAAGCCGATTTTATTAATATTGTCGCTTGGCGCAAAACGGCCGAAAATTGTGCGGAGCATCTAAGAAAAGGTTCATTAGCCGCGGTGACTGGTAGCATTGAGACAGGCAGCTACGAGAAGGAAGGCCGGACCGTCTACACTACGCATGTGAATGCAAGGAATGTTCAATTCCTTGACAGACGCGGGGGAAATAGCGGAGCCGGGAAGACTGACCCATTCGCAGACGACGGACAGCCAATAGATATTAAAGATGAAGATTTACCGTTTTGAGCGCTCCGCACAACTACGCTTATCCTAGCGGGTGAAAGTCCTTCAAACCAGTGACCTACTCTACGAGTGGGCTGGAAATAGGAAAACCAGAAGCAAAAGGAGGGTTAACGCCCTCCTCCCTTTATACTCATTTTTTAAAATCTATTGTTGACATCTTTGCGTAACGCAATGTATTATATATTTATCTTGCGAAACGCAATATTTTTGTTTGGGGGTTAGCGTTTTGAGCGGATGGATTAAGGTGCATAGAAAATTGTTAAATTCGGGCATGTGGAAGAGTCTGAACAGCAAACAAAGGGATGTAGCAATGACTATTCTACTCATGGTTTTCCATGATGAGAGCCGGGTTGACACAGGGGAAAACATTGTCAAAACCAAGCCGGGGCAAAGGTTTTGTTCGCTGGAGAGCATCCGGGAGCATTGCGCAAAAGATGTGACCATACAAAACATACGGACCGCATTGACGAAATTAGAAAAGTGGGGATTTTTAACATGCGAATCAACAAACAAAGGGAGGCTGATAACCGTTGTAAATTGGGAGGTTTACCAATCACCCGAAAAAAATCAACAAGCAGACCAACAGGCAACTAACAAACAACTAACAACAACCAATAATAATAAAGAAATAAATAATAATAACGTCGTTTCCGAGTCTGAAGAAGAACAACCGAAAAAGAAACGAAAGCGGACATACCCCGATGACTTCATGGAGTTTTGGAAGGTTTACCCCAGGACAAGGAAGATGAACAAGAAGAAGACATACGAGTTGTACAAACAATTGATAGATGATGGAGAAAAGCCGGAAGACTTGATAAAGGCGGCCGAGAACTATGCTAGGGAATGCGAAGAGAAGGAAACGCCGGAGAAATACATCAAACATCCTACAACCTTTTTGGGGATGGATGAACCATTTAGGGACTATATCGAAGATGATTATTACCAGGCGGAAGAAGCGGAACCGGTAAACCTGCAATTGAGCGATGATTTTTTGATGAGGAAATTACAAGAGGCAGTAGCGAATCTATAGGAGGAATACAAAATGAAATATTCGGCAGAGGTTGAACGGAATGTTGTTGGGTCTGTGTTATCGGAACCGGAAGTAATTGCTGATATTATTGACATGGAAGCGGATGAATTCAAAGAGAAAGATTGCCAATTGATTTGGACAGCAGTTAAATATCTCTACGAGACTGACCAGCCTATCGAATTGCCTAGCGTTGTGCAGATACTGAAAGAAGCGGACCGGCTAGAAGAAGTCGGGGGTGTTTTGAGGCTAACTGATTTAATGAATGTCCCAACGGCCAAAAACGTCAAATACTACGCCAACATCGTCCGTCAAGCTGCAACCCTTCGGAGGTTGGCTGAAAAGGCTCAGGAAATATATTCACGTGCTCAATTCGCAGCCCCAAGCGAAGCGGAAACCCTGGTCGAAGAAATGGAAAAGGCCGTAGAAAGCGCAAGGGTGAACGATGCAAAAGGTCTAATTCATATTTCCGATGCGGAAGAATCTACTTTTGACCTGATAGAAAAGAAAAAGGGTGGGATTAAAACCGGTTTTCCTTTGTACGATAAGTTAAGCGGTGGCGTTCATCCTGGTTGGCTATACGTTTTAGCGGGCCGCCCGTCCGTCGGGAAGACGGCCAAAATGCTGCAAAAGGTTTTTGGGATAGCGAGACAAGGAGCCGGGGCCGTCCTGGTATTCTCTCAAGAAATGGACAAAGAAGAATTATTATTGCGCGTTCTGTCGTCAGAAACGAGTGTTCCTTATAATTTCCTCACTAAGGACAAAGATAAATTGACCGAGCCAATTAAAAAGAAGTTGCGGGAACGGTTTAAGCAGCTTAGAAAGCTACCAATTTATGTCGATGATTCGGCAGGGAAAACAATGTCACAAATTAAAGCAGCTATTAAACGGTTTAAAGCCCGCAAGGGAAAAATTGCGGCCGTGTTCGTGGATTATCTCCAAATTATGAATATACAACAAGAGCCGGGAGAAACAAGAGCCCAGGCCGTCGGAAACGTCGCGCAGCAGGCCAAAGAATTAGCGCGGGAACATAAATTTGCATTTGTCATGCTGTCGCAATTGAGTCGGAAGACGGAAGAAAACGGCGTGCCAGAACTGGGACACCTGAAGGAATCCGGCGGAATCGAACAGGCAGCAGACGTTGTAGAGTTCTTGTACGAGCACAAGGACGACAGAGAAACCCCGGCGTCTGAAGGTTGTAAATGGGTAAGAAGTAAAATAGCGAAAGGGCGAAACATTGGAACGTTTGAAATTAAATGCTATTTCGCCGGATGGTCCCAAAGGTATGAAGAAGTTGGTTTGGTTGACAAATTGAAAGCGGAGAAGAAAGAAGAGGAAGGGGGCATACCCGACGGGTATATTAAAATTTATAAAGAGATGAGAGAGGAGAAACCGAAAAAGAAAAAGACGGAACCAAAGAAGAAAGAGCCGAAACCGAAAACGCCATCAAATCAAACTAACCTTTTCCCGAATACGTATTTTTGAGGGGGTGGAAACAACGATGACAGAGAAGGAATACTTCAAGTTGCTGGACCGGTTGGTAAAAGGAGCGGAAAAGTTATCAAATCCACTGTTAACCGACGCGAAGAAAAAACAATACCGCCGATTATATGACGAAATAGAACGACACATTTTAGAATATAAGGGCCTTTTGTGACCCTTATTACTTTGCGTAAAGTAAAATTTATTTGTTGTTAATATGCGTATTGCATGATATAATATAGGAGGTTATAACAGTGTTTTTGTATGAATGCAGGAAATGTAAAAAACAGGTTGGTGTTATTGGCCGGGCTTTTGTTTTATGTCGTTGTGGCCGGGTTGCGTCTTTTGTTGGTCAAGAAGTTGGCGTTCCGCAACGTAGAACGAAGAAAAAAGGGGCACAGAGCAAAGAAACGGCCCCGGAGGTACATTTATATCAACCTGAACTTTTCGCCCCTGTATGAGGCGTATATTAGCCCTGAGGAGGTATAAAAAATGATTGCTAAAGGAACAAGGTTAGTCGCGATTTTTCATACACTTGAATTTTCGGAAGAAGAGTTATCTATCATTCGTTGGGCGTTGCGGAAGGTTGCTGTTGATAGCGAGTTATTCTACTCAATAAATGAATATTGCGGCGAGCATGGAATCGAGCATGGAATCAAGTTCTATGAGTCAGAGGGAAAGGATGAATAAACAAATTAACACGGGGGGTGTAGGGCTGCACGTATGGCCCAGGCATATGGGACGTAGCCAGAAAATGAAAGGCACGCGGCGCGAAAGGGAATTCGCTAAATTGATTAATGGAAAACGGGTTCCCCTTTCCGGTTCCGCGAAACATGCAGGAGAAGAACATACCGGAGACGTTGAAGGATTGGGGTTAAAGTGGGAAGTCAAGGCCAGGAAAGACGGGTTCAAGCAGTTGTATAAGTGGTTAGATGAAGAGGTGGTCGACGGCTTGGCGATTAAGGCGGATAAAAAGGATTGGCTTGTAGTCCTGCCGGTTCAGACGTTGTTGAGTTTATTAGGATTATATGAGGAGATGTAAAGGGAGGCGCGGAGCATGAAGAAAACAGATGGTGAAAAACGCAGAGACTTTTATAACTCAGTGCTTCTACTGTCACAGGAAATATTGAGCAAGGATTGTGATAAATGGACGTTTGCCGAATTAACGTTTATCCGTCACCTAAACGAAATCAAACACGAGTTCTTACGTGAGCGGAGAGAATTGGCGGAAATGTATCCAGTAGAAGTGGAGATTAACAGGGCTATCAATTGAGGAGTCGTGGGACATGAATGATTTTTACTATCCACTACTTTTCGGTTTAGGTTGCTGCTTATGTGTTGTGTTTATCTCATTGGGACTGTTGGGAACATTATCTCCCTTTGTGACAATCGGCGCAGCAGTAATGTCTTTCGGCGGCGGCTTAGGTGCTTTGATTGATTGGAGGCGCGGGGCATGAAAACTACGGCTGCCTGGGCGGAAATGATAAAAGCGAATGACCCGGAACATCAAAAGAAGATTCAGGACCGGATGCAGCGAGAAAAGGAAGAGGCTGCGAAGGAGCGGTTAAAGAAACGAGTTGCCATCCCGCAAAGATTAACCGGGCGGAATCTACTGGTAGTTTTACGGAGCCTGGAAAAGCAAATAACGGCGGATGTTTTAGATTATGAAATCGAACAATGGATTGTATCAGACGGGGAAGTTGTTATACGTTTTAAAGAGCCAGATGATGAATGAAAGGTATCTCATATTCGATAACCGAAACACCTTCAAAATTCAGATATTAGACCGGGAAACCGGGGAAATTATCAGGGAGTACCGACGATATGAAGGCGAAAAAGCATTGAAAGAATATTACAAGTTGATTGAGGAGGCGTAATAATGGAAAAACGTTATATTGTAGTACATGGTACGGAAAATACTTATATTTATGACACTGTAAACAAAGAAAATGTAAAGGAAGTCAAAGGGCGTGGACTTACATCTAGAGAAACAGCCCGCCAAATAGCGGAGGAGTTTAACCAACAGGAAGAACGCCCCGGAAGATATGAAACACTAGGCCAACGAATCGGCCAACTGGTAGACCGGAAACAAAAAGAATATGGCGATAGCTGGGGGAAAGCGGCCGGCATTCTTGAAAAACTTTATCCCGACGGCGTAAAGCCGGAACATTATCATAATATGTTAGGGATTGTAAGAGTAATAGACAAATTAAGTCGGATTGCAAACGGGAACCAGGGAGAGGAAAACGCTTGGGCGGACCTTGCGGGGTATGGATTACTAGGTTATTTCGACAAATATAAATAAGCCGACTTGCGGAACGCATTTTTTTAGGTTGATAACATTGCGTTCCGAGTTTATTTTTGGTATTATATTTACAGATAGCAATAGTCATAGCACAGGAGGAAAAAGAAATGAAGTTCGAGGAGTGGAGAAAAAAACATTTAGATATATGCCGCGATAGTTTGGAACGCCTGGAAGAATTAATAAACAAAACGAAAAAGCATGAGGATAACTGCCGGGTGAATCCCAGGATAACTAAGGAATGGCGGATTTTAAACGGCATGAAAAGAGATTTAAGCTATGCAGCCAATTGGCTAAAAAGAGGCCGGGAACCGGAACAAACAACAGACCCGGCCCGCCTCTCCAAAAGACGCCGGGAGGTTTTGATTGATGATTTTAACCGGGTGCATTATGAAACCGATGACTTGACAACCGTTTGGAAAGGGGAAGAAGAAGAATTTAGACAGTATTGGGCGGAATATATGGAAGATTACTTTGAGGAGTGAGGGCGATGTTCCAACCGAATGCAGGTATAAAGGTTTATGGGTCTGAGAATCAAGCGTGTTTAGTTGTTGACCATGAAACCGAAAAGGCGACTGTATTACCTGCGCGGGAGTACGAAAGCGCGTTAGCATTGGCCGAAAGAATCAATCTACTGTTAGCGGAATCTATGAATCATGATTTTAGTTTGGAACTGAGGAAAAAGGCGAAGGAAGCAGCAGAGGAATATAAAGCCGGTTTCGATTGGCTAAAGGCTCATAGTGGGAAATTAAAGGGACCGAGCGATAGGAAACAAACAAGCCCTTTTGAGCCTGAAGACGTCCCGTCATTGGTTAGAGCGATAGAAAGAGGCTATAAACGTTCTAAACAGTTAACCCGATTCGAGAAGGCAGCCATACGTCGGACATTAAATAATTTGTCAGCATTGGAAAGGAAGGTTTTTATTTTAACAAAGGTTTGGGGCGTATCTGCCAGGGAAGCTAACAGGTTATTAAAACAGGATGTCCATAGGCAATACGGAAGAATAAGAAAGGAATTAGAAAAAGCGAGAAAAAAAGAGAAAACGCCCGCAAGGTATAGCAAAAGGCAGATTATACAACTACGAAATTAACGAATTTGACCAACAGTTGCAACTTATATATAGGGGATATTTTTTTGGCCCTTAACATTGCGTAACGCAAAATTTAGGGCGTAATTTTTCCCTCTTCGCGAGGTGAATAGATGAAGGTTCATACATTCAGCGAAAAACTAAAAGAGGGTGAAGCATTTGAAAAGATGTTAGACACCTTCTTTTCAAAATGGTATCGAATCGAACCGGTTACAGATAGGAAACTGCAAAAGGCAGGTATTGACCGGATTTTTATAGATGAGGAAACCGGACGACGGTTAAAAGTGGAATATAAGGCGGATTCTATGGCCAGGAAAACCGGGAACGTTTTTATAGAAACCATTTCCAATAGCTCAACCTTTGAAGAGGGATGGGTAATGAAATGCCAAGCGGATGTTATTATTTATTTCATTCCGCCGACGTCCGAGATTATAGCCATTGAACCATTAGCCATTTTAAAGAGTTTGCCGGAGTGGATACAGTTATACAAAAAGGCCCCGGCGAAAAATCCGACGTATTGGAGTTATGGGCGATTGGTTCCGGTTGTGGAGTTTAAAAAGCGGGCCAAATGGACCCGGAAAATATCATAGGGAGCGGTAGGCATGGATATTAAAAAGATTGTTTTTTTCGGGAATAGTGGGAAGTTTTATACATTGGAAGGAGATGCGCTCCAAGACTTTTTAGACCTTGCCCATGAACTGAAACCCGATAGTTTAATAAAAACTCATAATGGCGTCATTAATATGAGGAATATTGAATACGTCGGATATGTGACGGATTAAAAAGGAATAAAACACGGATTTTTGGGGGGCGGTAGACGTGAAAGAATTAATCATTAAGGCTAAAGGAAAACGCGGCAGGGACATCGAGGTATTAGTTGACGGCCAACCGGTTGAAGGTTTGAAGTATATTCAATTCGAGGCGGATATTGAGGGACCTATTGAGTTATCTGTTATGGGTTACGGAGTGGATTTTCTGAACGGGAACAAAACGAAATAAAAGAAATCAGGGACAATGAACGCCCTTTTTAATTTTGCAACCGGGAGTTGGAAGCGTTGAAAGTCAATATTTATATATTGTTCAATAAAGCTACGGAAAAATTTTTAACGAGAGGTTTTAATCAGTCTTTGTATGTGTTCCGTACCAGGGGCCGCGCTGAAGGTTTTATCAAGGCTCAAAGGTACGACCCGGAAAAAGTAGTTATTGTTGAGTTGTCCGGGGAGGTGAAAGGCGTTGGCGGAAACGGAACTTAACAAACAGCATTACACGGCCATGCGGCTACGTTTGGAAGGCTGTACCATTGATGAAATCGCCGAGAAGTTGAAGAAGAAAAGGACAACGGTCCATAGTTGGTTTTATAAGAATAAGTCATTCATGGCTGAATACGAAGTGATACGGAACGAAAACGTAGAACAGGCCAGAGATATACTGTTAGTCTACGCCCCGGAGGCAGCCCGGAATATTGTTGCGTTGGCTGAAGGAAAGAAAAAGGGCCAGGGGCGCGATGTATCGGCCCGGACCCAATTGGACGCCAACGCCGATATTTTGGACCGCGTAGGGTTGAAACCTGTCGAAAAACAAGAGGTTAAGGCGGAAATAGACCATTCCGCCGAGTTTTTGGCCGAGTTCGACGGCGGGCAATAACTATTCAGCCTTAGACCAATCATAACGGGGTAACTGCCAGAGGGTTGTTTGATTGTATATAGAGAATTTTAAGCGTTTAAGTTCGTCTGTTTCCCCGTTCCGCTTTATTTCTTCTTCGATGAGTTTTTTTAAAATATCTATTTGCTCATGCTCTAAGTTAATATCCATAGTTCCACCTTCTATATTGTGTTTTCTTTTACGTTATCACTGATTTGGACTGATTACAATGAATTTATTGGAGTTCTCAGAAGGAGCGGCGATAAGATGGAAAAGGAAAACCAGCTTTATATCGAAGAGTTTGACTCATGGTTAAAAGAACAATTTTTGGCTCTGGAATGCAACAAACGGGAGGCCGAATTAAAAAGGAAAATGGCCGAATTGATTGAAAAACAATATGAATTAGCAAGGGAAAGAATCAATTTAGCCGTTGATGAGCTTAACGAATGGGCAAAATCTTAAAAGGCTGAGATAGGAAAGGTTCGGGAGGCTCTGTAGGGCGGGACTGGAAATCCCGTGGGGGTGAGTCACCGCCGTTAGCGAATGACGGATAGGGGGCTAACGGTAAAAGTATTGAATCAACAAAAGCGACAATGGTAGTCGCTTACTAATGCTCAATAGCGAGCCGGAGAAGTAAGAGTATTTGCCCAATTGCGGGCGCGTCAGTGTTCAACATGACCCAACGCTTAAAAGGTTGTGCGGTAAACAACCTTCCAAGCCGATACTTTGCAAGTAGGAGACGGCTATAAAACTAGAAACTTGAGGAAGGAATACCCTATAAAGAGCGGACGGGACTTTATAGGCGTAACATTGCGTCAAGAAAGGCTGAGGTAGCATCCCCTTCTTGGATGTGTTGAGTGATTACCCCTCAGTCCCTATCAAGGCCATTATATCCGTAACATCGGCCGTTTTGGGTTGATTATCAGGATATAATGTCCGTGCCGGTTGCCCGAATTACCCTGGGTATAGATTGCGCTGAGGGAGCATCCAACCGGCTAATGTTCGCCACTGGTGCAAGGCCATGGCCTCCGCGGCCGTGTTGTCAATGACCATCGGGGCGGCAAATAATCGGCGCCAGGCCAATCGAAGAACCGGGACTCCGCGTGGTGTAAGGAATCCGGAGAAGATGGGAGCGCCGAAGGAAGGGAAGCCGCGACAAGGGACGCGGGTTGCGGACATGCGCACGAATTGGGGTTAGAGGTGCGTGAAAACCTGTTCTCCCGAAGTCTTTCATTCCTACGTGAGCTATTGATGTAGGCGAGAATGGGGTCAGAGGTGCGCCGGAGGCAATACCATATACAACGGACGTTGCTAGTGTCTACTGCATTGAACCGGGGTTAACGGCTCTGGTTCTTTTTTAACTTATTGAGCAGGACAGGAGCGGGATAACCTTATGGATTATACCCGTGCCCCTCTCTTGCTCAATAAGTTAAAAGGGTTCATATTGTGGAGGTTAACAATGATAATTCAAGGCGATTGTATAAAAGAGTTGAAAAAGTTACCTAATGATAGTATTCATTGTTGCGTTACTTCTCCGCCATACTGGAACCTTCGTGATTATGGCGTTAATGGCCAGATTGGACTGGAGCCGACGCCGGAAGAATACGTAAAAAAGTTGGTTGAAGTATTCCGGGAAGTGCGGCGAGTGTTAAGAAAAGATGGTACGTTGTGGTTAAACCTGGGGGATAGTTACGCGACGAAGTTTAACGGCGGCAATGGGCGGAAGTCTGTGACGGGGGCAAATAGGAATATAGACAAGTTAGAGAAACCCGCCCGTAAAATACCAACGGGATTAAAACCGAAAGACCTTGCTGGAATCCCTTGGCGCGTAGCCTTCGCTTTACAAGGTATGACCGTAATTCCCGCCGCAAGTATCGCGCAATGGGCCGATTGGTTGAAAGAAGCGCGGTTATTTGGTGATTGGGAAATGGTTCAATTGGTGGAAGAACGATTACGCCGGTATGCGTGGGTTGAGGCATTGCAAGAAATCGGATGGTATTTAAGAAGTGATATCATATGGAACAAGCCTAACGCCATGCCGGAAAGCATGAAAGATAGACCGACAAAAGCCCATGAATATATTTTCCTTTTGACGAAATCGCCGCGGTACTACTACGACGCGGACGCGATACGGGAACCGGCCAAAGATTGGGGAACACGCAATAGGATTAACAACAAGAAAAATAAAGGAACCGGTTTGCAACCTCATACCGGATTCGGTAATGAAAATTACGCCGAACGAGGGAAGAACAAACGAACGGTGTGGAACGTATCAACAAAACCGTTTAAAGGCGCACATTTCGCCGTGTTTCCGCCAGACTTGATAAAGCCGTGTATTTTAGCCGGATGCCCGGAAAAAACTTGCCCGCATTGTGGTGCGCCGTGGGCAAGAAAAACGGAGCGGTTAACCGTAAATAAAGAAGGTCGGGGACCATCTAAAAAAAACCACCGCGAATATTTGGGAGAAGAAACCATATTTAAAAATGGACATGGTCGCGCCGGTGATACCATTGTAAATACTATTGGTTGGGAACCGGTTTGCAAATGCGAAGACAACGACGGAAGCGGGAAAGGAATCGTACTAGACCCGTTTTTCGGTAGCGGGACGGTTGGTCTGGTTGCTTCAGAATTAAAGCGCCAATATATCGGAATTGAGTTAAACCCGGCCTACGTCGAGATGTCGAAAGTGAGAACAAGTTAATAAAGGAGCGAGCCGGATGAGTCAAGCATACAAAATCAAGCTATACCGGCCGCATCCTGGACAAATACCCATGCACCAATCAACGGCGCGGTTCCGTGTCGCAACGTGTGGCCGACGGTTTGGGAAATCGTTCATGGCCGCTAATGAGATAGTAAAACACGCTTGGGAGAACCCGAATCATTTATGTTGGTGGACGGCCCCGACGTATAAGCAATGCCGGAACATTTACGAGCTTGTCAAACGGCATTTTAAAGGGGCTATTAAATCGTTTAGAGAATCGCCCGTAATGGAAATTAATTTTCTATCCGGCGGCAAAATACAATTTCATTCCCTTGAAAAATTCGATAATCTTCGCGGATTCGCGGTTAATTTCCTAGTTGTTGATGAGGCGGCGGACGTGAAAGAGGAAGCCTGGACGGCTGTCCTAAGGCCAACATTGAGCGACACAAACGGCCGGGCAATCATCATATCAACACCAAAAGGGAAGAATTGGTTCTATCACATATGGACGCGAGGGCAAGACCCGGAATTTCTGCAATATGAGTCTTGGAGATTCCCAACATCGGCCAATCCCTATATTGCCCCGCAGGAAATAGAAGAGGCCAAGGCGTCGATTCCGTCTGATATTTTCCGCCAGGAGTACGAGGCGGAATTTTTAGATGATGCGGCAGGTGTTTTCCGGGGTATTCGTCAATGTGTCAAAGGCTCATTTGAAGAACCGGAGCCGGGCCGGGCTTACGTGCTGGGTTTAGACGTGGCAAAAACGACGGACTTCACTGTTTTAACTTGTGTGGACGTGAAGACGGGCCATGTTGTCGCCTGGGAGCGGTTTAATAAATTAGATTATACGTTGCAAATGGACCGAGTAGAGACAACGGCCCGAAAATTCAACAATGCTAAAATCCTGATGGATAGCACGGGCGTAGGTGACCCGTTGTTGGAAATGGCCGTCCGCCGGGGTTTGGATGTCGAAGGCTACACCTTGACAAACGTTACTAAACAGCATTTAATCGAGCATTTGGCCGTTAGGATTGAGCGGCAGGAAATCAGTTACCCTGATATACCGGTTCTATTGAATGAACTGGATATGTTCCAATATGAGATTACCCGAGCCGGGAACATACGATACAACGCCCCGGAGGGCCAGCATGATGATTCGGTTATATCGTTGGCGTTAGCTGTATGGGCGCGGAAGGATTACGGACCGTTGCTCATTCCGGTTGACCTGGAAGAGAAGAAAACACCAATATACGAGAACGAGCGGGCGGAACGTTTTGCACGTTTATTTGATGACGAAGATTGATGCAAAGGGGGTGAAATATTTGGGTTTTTGGTCTAAAGTCTTCGGGCTGGTGTCATATGGCCGAAAAAGCATTCTAGATGTACGAGATTACGACGACGGGCGACAGGTATACAATCCGATAAAAACAAACGAAGAAATAATGCTTGCAATTTCATGGGTGTATACTTGCGTCCGCTTGTTGGCCACGAGCGTGAAACGAACACCCCTTCGTGTCTACCAGGGTAACGGAGATAACGAATTAATAGGCGACCCGTTGGCGAAAATTTTACAACGGCCCAACCCTTTTATGACCGGCCGGCAACTCCTGGAAGGTACGCAAACATGGAAGGAGTTAAACGGGAATGCCTACTGGTTTCTGGAAGACATAGACGGGCGCGGACGGCCAAAAAATATTTGGTTGTTAGATTCCCGGCATATGGCTGTCGTTCCTGATAAACAGGAAATGATAAGGGGCTACGTCTACGAGGTGAACGGCAAACAAATACCGCTTGATAAAGACGAGGTTTTACACTTCAAAAACTTTAACCCGTTCAATCCATATTACGGCCTGGGTACGTTGCAGGGGATTGCAGCCATGCTGGAAACAGAGCAATACAGAAGCAGTTACGACAAGGCATTTTTTAAGAACGGGGCCAAGTTATCCGGGGTTTTAACGACGCCTGACACAATACCGGAACATACTTTTGAGCAGCTAAAACGGGAAGTTAAGCAGATGTTCCGGGGTGTGAACAATTTTCATAAAGTGGCCGTTCTGCAGAAGGGTTTAGAATTCAAAGAAATTAGTTTGAGTCAGAAGGACATGGAATTTTTGGGCATGGCAAAGTTTAACCGTGACCAAATATTGGCCGCGTTTGGTGTGCCGCCGGCCAAAATTGGAATCATGGAGAACGCGAACTATTCCAACTCCGAAGAACAAGATAGAACATTTTGGTCCGAAACGATGGCCCCGCGATTGATGGACCTTCAGGACGTGATAAACAACGAACTGGCCCCGCGTTTTGGCAATAATCACGTCGAGTTTGACGAAATGGTCAAGGAAGACGAGGAAGCAAACGTTAATCAGGCGGTTGCGCTCAAGGAGGCCGGTATTCTCACAGTTAACGAGGTGCGCGAAAGGCTGGGTTATGACCCGATGCCTAAAGGTGACGAAATAACGCTGCCGGAACCGAAAAGACCAACACCGGAAGACGAGGAAGGCGCGAAGGCCTGGAAAAGCATAACAGATTCTTTCCAACGGTCCCGCATCGCTTATTTAGCGTTAGCAAAGAAAATTTTTGTCCCGGATATTATCAACTTTTTCAATGAGCAAGAAAAACGAGTATTAAACCGGCTATTGGCAAGAAAGGCATATCAATTCATTCCTAACGAATTATGGGACCAATTGACGGAAGATGAGCAATTGGCCGAGCTTATGAGAGTCCTTCATATCACTGTCGCAAAATCTGCATATGAAAAGGCCGGTTCCTGGTTTGAGGAAGATTTGAGGTTTGACCTGGACAACCCGAAACATGCGGAACTAATACAAAATTTAGGCCGGAAGATAACGCGAATCAATGAGACAACGCGGAAAGCCGTAATCGACCAAGTAACGGAGGGGATGCGACGCGGATATTCTATCAACCAAATAGCGCACGGAAACCCGGAGGAAAATTTCAAAGGTATTGCAGGAGTGTTTGAGCAGGCCAGAGGCTACCGGGCCGAAATGATAGCGAGAAGTGAATCAGCAGACGCCTACAATTTGGCCGATTTATTGGCCTACGAAGAGTTAGGACAGTCGGAAGTATATGTTCTCGACGGTGTGGACTGGGACGAAGAATGTCGACGAGCTAACGGCCAAGTTTGGAGCATTGAAAAAGCCAGGGCCAACCCAAAAGACCATCCGAACTGCACAAGGGCATTTGCCCCATATGTTGACCTGGACGGCCTATCCTTTGAGGAAATAGCGCGAAAGGAGGGCGAGGAATGGGCCGAGAAGATGAGCAAAAAGATGTTAAGGCTACCGGGGGCCAAGAAGTAAAAAAGAAAGAGTTCAAACTATACGCCGATTTTAAAGCTGTCAAAGAAGAAGACGGTTTTATTTATGTAGAAGGGTATGCGTCCACTTTCACAGAGGACCTGGACGGCGAAACCGTAGCACCTGGGGCGTTTGATGACACAATGAGCGAATACGCGAAAAACCCGGTTATTTTGGCCGACCATAGAAACGAAATCCGGTCCGTAGTTGGAAAAGTTGTAGATGCAAAAATAGACAACGTTGGGTTATGGGTGAAAGTTCAATTGTCTAATGCTCAGGACGAATTTACAAAAATGGTCCGCGAAAAGGTGCAGGAGGGATTATTAAGGGCTTTCAGTATCGGTGGTGTTTTTGAATATGATTATCCAATTATCAAGCGCGTGAAATTGTTGGAAATCTCTATTGTAGGGATTCCTGCTAACCCTAACGCGCTTTTTAGTTTGTCGAAAGCCTGGAAAGGGTTGGACATTGAGGAACGCAAGATGCAGGGAAGCGAGCCCGGACCGGTGGGTCGGCCGCCTATTGAGGAGAAAGCAGCCGAGCCCGAGAAGAAGACGGTGGAAGCGTCTGATTTTAGGGCCAAATTTATCGAGGACTATATAAACTTACTCACCGCTAAGGAGGAATTGAAACATGGACTTGAACAATGTTAAACAGGTAATGGAGCGTATAGATTCGTTAGAAAAGGAAGTCAACCGATATAAAGCCGAGGAAAAAGCACGGGCGGCCATGAAAAAGGCTGAGGCGGAAGCGGAAGCAAAGGCGAAAGAGATTGTAAACCAAGAGTTGGAAGAAAAACAACTCGTAGAAGAATTTTTTCAGAAGATGTTACAAGAGAAAACGAAAGAAGAACGCCGCCGGAAGAAATTAGAATTCCCAGTAACGGACCGAGCCGGAAATTTGAGCAAGACTGATAAAGCTCTGGTTGATATTTGTATGGGAAGAAAGACTATGAACGTCCGAAATGTTAACCAAAAAGCGGCCATCACTTTCACGACAAGTAACGCCGACGATTGGGCCATGACTGAATTAGCCCGCGAAATCATCAGAGCCAAAACGGACCTTGTTACTGTTCGGAATTTCTTGAATGTAATTGATATGCCGAGTAACCCCTACCGTATCCCGTTACGTACCGGCCGGGCAAACACTTTCTATGTAAGCCAAAACGCCAACGTAGGCCAAAACGAAACGGATTTTATTTCTGACATGACTTTAACTGCCGCAAAATTAGGTTCTTATGTTCCATTGACCACTGAGGCGGAAGAAGATAGCTTAATCCCTGTTATTGGTGAAATCCGCCAAGCGATTGCAGAAGGGGCAGCAGCCGAAGAAGAAAATGCAGTGATTGCTGGAAAGTGGTATGGTGCAAGCGCAACAGGTACGGACATTACCGAATTTGACGGCCTTTTGGAAGTTGCTGGGGTTACTCAAGATTTTGGAGCAATTGCCGCAGGTTCTGAATACACGGGCGGCCTTGAATTCATCAGCAAATTACGCGGGAAAATGGGCCCGTATGGAATTAACCCTAATCAATTGGCCTTGGTGATTGGCCCGGAGATTTGGGCATGGATGATTGACCAAGAACCGGTACGGACCCTGGACAAATACGGAAACCAAGCGACCATTTTAACGGGCGAAGTCGGGAAGGTATACGGCATTCCGATTTTCGTAACCACTTGCCCAGACATGAAAGTCGACAATACCGGGACGGGGACTGAAAACGACGCGCACAAGGTTCTTTTAGTCAATCGTATGATTCCGCGTATGGGCGACCGCCGTACCCTCACTCTTAAGACCGACCAAAATATCAAGCAGGACACTATTGATATTGTCGGAACCGAACGCGTAGCATTACAAACCCCGGCATCAACCGACGGGAATATGAGAAAAGGCATTGCCGTTGGAACGGTTTATATGGAATTAGACTCCTAATAATCAATATAATGGGCGGGCTTTATCCCCGCCCATTTATTTAGGTTTTGTTTGGAGGTGTAAAGGTGGTCAAATTAAAGTATTTAGGACTGGAAGGACCGAACGGGGAGCAATTGAATGAGGTTCGAGAATATGACGACGAAAAGGCTGAGCGGCTTTTAAAGAGTTGGCCAAGCCATTTCATTTTGGTTGAACGTGTAACCGACAAGAAAGAAGCACCAAAGAAAACCGGCCGCCAACACAAGAAAAAAGGCGTTGAGTGATTATGGCTGCACTAATAACCGTTGAAGAATTCTTTCAATACGTCAAACAACCATTGCCGGCGGATACGGACGACAAATATAAACTTGTCGAATCATTGATATATAGGGCGTCTGATTATTGCCGTGAATATGTCGGCGGGCCAATCATAACCGAATCAATAACAGAAAAGATAGACGGAACCGGACACGACGAAATCAAACTTTCTAAAGTGCCGGTTCTTTCTGTTTCGTCCGTTGTCGTTGACGGAGTAGATAAAACGGCGGCAATAGGTTTCTATGAATTCGGCATTCTGTATATGGATGATGTTTTCCCAGAAGGACGACAAAACGTAACCGTCAACTATTCGTCAGGATACGGGGCGACGCATGAAGATATACCCCAAGGCATTAAACAGGCCGCGTTATTAATTTGTCATTACTGGTTCAAGCGCGACACGCTGGACTATTCTTCAACTTATGGCGAATCGGAGGTTATAACGGGGCAATGGCGGTTCCCGACAACAGCGTTAAAAATGTTGGACCCGTACAAGGTTCGTAAAATGGCGGTGATATGATGGCTGCAGGCGTTGAAGTGAAAATAAATCGGAAATCGTTTCAAAATAGCGGTCTGAAGATGGAAGCAGCAGCCCGGCAAGCGGTAAATAATATTTTGGCTTTCGGCGTGGGCGAGGCGAAAAAGAATTCACCTGTTAAGACCGGTCATCTTCGCCGGTCTATTCATGTCCTGGACAGCAGCAGCAAGGGGGGCCGATACGGAACAAATATCATTTACGCCAGGATACAAGAAGAAGGTGGAAAGATACGAGCAAAACGGGCCAAATACCTACGGTTTAAAATCGGTAACCGTTGGGTCACTGTAAAGGAAGTAAAGATAAAGCCGAAAAGATATTTAAAACGTTCCGCATCGACTACACAGGCCAATGTACCACGCTTGGTAAGAAAAGCAATCAGGGAGGCCAAATTGTGAGCATAAAAACGTTAGAAGCTGAAATAATGACGGTCCTTCAATCTGTCCCAGGCGTGGCTGTCTATGACCATGAGCCTAAAAGTTTCCCCTTTCTTCCAGCTATAACGCTAAATTATAACCAATTCTTTCAGAGTAGAAACCGCTTTAAAAAACGCGAAATTACTTATTCTTGGGAGTTGCGGTTATATGTTGGGTTAGGGAGTGATGCGGCGACGGCAGCCGACACGACAAAAGATTTAGTTAACCAATATATCAACGCATTCCGGGCTGCCCCGGACTTGAACGGAATAGCACAACGGGCCGAAATAACGGCCGGTTCTTTGGAGGTAGTAACGGATGTTCAAAACCCGTACTACCTTCATTTATTTTCGCTTGAAGTAATCGAAGAGGAGGCGTAAAGATGGCAGCAACCCAAGGGTTTAAGGGTAAGGTAAGGATTGGAGCAAATGAAGTCATAGACCTTTCTTCATGGGAATTAGAAATTGAGGTTGCGGACCTGGATGACACCAGTTTCGGTGATTCCTGGACTGGTATGATTCCAGGTTTGAAAAGTTGGGCTGGTTCTTTCGGGGGTTCCTGGAACATGGGCGACACGAACGGACAAAAAGCCCTACAAGATGCCTTGCTAAACAGCACACCTATCAGCCTTGAACTATATACGAATGAAACAAATTTTTATAGCGGAACGGCATATATCACCAGTCAAGGGAATGAGACGCCCGTTGATGACAAGGTTACTGTCGAATTTGAGTTTACAGGTTCCGGGCCGTTGACATTTACGTAAGACCGGGGAGCATTAACCCCGGTCCTTCGCTATAAAGGAGGGCAGGCAATTGGCAAAGCAGGGTTTTTTAGGAGCGATTAAAGTAAAGTCAGGCCCGTCCGTAGCCTTTACGGATGTTCCGCTCACTGACAGCGGGGACCAAACAACTTATATCGTGAGCGACGAAACGAAACGGTATTGGGACCGTTCGGCCGCCGTAACAGTTGAAAAATCAAGCGACGGAACCAACTGGACAACAGTCCCGGCCAGCGATTACAAAATAGAATACGTCGGCGGGCGAATTGTTTTCAATGCGCCCCAGGTTTCAACCGATTCCTTTCGGGTGGATGCGGCAGCGTATCCCATAGAAACAATTGTTGCCGGTTTTGAATGGTCATTAGATTTAGAACAGGAAGTACAAGATACGCCGACATTTGGCGACGGTTGGAACGACGTAACGCCGACCAGGAAAAGCGGTTCCGGGTCATTCTCCTGGTATTGGGCGAATGGAACTTTTTTTGAAAAGTTGGGCGATGATGATTTAATCATCATCCTGTATGTAGACGAGACAAACAATATTAGATATGAATTCACAGGGGCAATTACTACGGATAGTATCGAAACCCCTAACGACGGCGTAGTAACGGAAGAATTGGAATTTATGGCGAATGGCGAAATCTATTATAGGGAGTCATAGGAGGTTATCAAATGAGCGAAAAAGCGGCCAGATTCATGGCGGAAGGGCAAGAGGTTATAATTGCCGGTCAACCGGTCAAAATCCAACCCCAAACAATCGGTCACAATTTGAAGTTCCTGAGGTTTATCGGCGAAGTAATGGCTGAGGCGAACGAGATTGGCGGTAAAGAATTCACGAAAGAAAACGTGGCAAATGTACTAATGGGAGCTATAGAAACCAAACTGGTAGAATTGGCCCAACTTATCGCTCCAGGCGTAAGCGAAGAGCAAGTTTTTAACGCCTATTTTGACGAATGGGCGGAAGCTATTGAGGTGTATTTAAAACTAAATTTTTTCAAGGTTTACCAGGCGGTCATGATGGCGATGCAGATTCGGAAGAAAGCCAAATAACCAGCCTGGACGACACGGCCCAATATTTGATTGACTTGTCCGTCTTTGTTTGTTGTGAAACCGGTTGGGCTCTGGATGATGTTTTGGATATGCCATTGAGCCGGCTATCTGTTGTAGCTGAATCCATCCAATGGCGGACTCGTGTCAAAAACTACGACGAATGGAAACAAACAGCCGTTATAGCGGCCATATTGATAAGCGCGTTTGGTAAAAAGAAAATGAAGCCGGAAAATTTGATAGGAAAACCGCCTAAAAGATTCCCGAACGAAACCAGGAAAAAGAAATACCCTGACGAGATTGCGCGAGCCCTGGAAAAAGCGAAGGAAAGGGGGATAAATCCTGGTGGCTAAAGTGGGTGAGGTTTTTGTAAAGTTGTTCATGGATTCCGACGAATTCACGGACGGCATAGAAGAGGCCGAAAGAGGAGCCGAGCAGCTAGAAGAACGGATGCAAGAAACCGGGCGGACCATTCGCGGGGTTATCGGGGATATTTCGGAGCGTTTCGGGCGAATGGGCGAAGGCATGATTGATACCGGGGAAAACTTAACGCAAGCCATAGGACTTCCTTTTCTTTTGCTTGGTACGTTGGCGGTTATGGCGGCAAAGGAAACGAAGAAGGGCGAAAAGGCGGTTAAGAAATTGGCCGACGGGTTCAAAAAGTTAAAAAAGGCATTGGCCCCGGTCGGGCAGGCTATTCTTGATATGGCCGTAAAGTATATGCCCAAATTTATTAATATGGTTGAACGTATTTCTAAATGGTTTCAAAATCTTTCCCCGCAAATGAAAGAACTTGTTATAGCCCTAGGAGGTCTGATAGTTGCGCTAGGCCCGGTTTTAATGTTCGGCGGGGCGTTGGTTTTAATGTTAGGCGGTTTAGGGCAAGCGCTTACTTTCTTATCCGGGCCAATTGGCTGGATTGTGGCCGCGTTGGGATTGCTAGCAGCGAAAATTCTTAAAACGTCCAAAGGGGCCGAGCCCTTCTTTAATATGTTGGATAAGTTGGGGAAAATCATAAGAGAAAAAGTAAATGCCGCGTTAGATAAATTAAGTAAAGTCAATTGGGAACAACTAGGCAAAAACATGGTTCAAGGGATTAGAAATGCGTTTGACAAGCTAGGCGATTTAACCGATAAAATCACCGCATGGATTGACAAAATAGATTGGGCGAAAGTTACCCAAACATTCCTTACCAAGGCCGGGAAATTTGTTGTTGGAGTTGTAAAAGAGATTGATAAAAAAACCGGGGAACACCTGGAAAAAGGGGAGACGACCCAAGCGGCCCATGGGTTCGGCGTGTGGTTAGGTAAAGCGATTGTGAACGGAACCAAAAACCTAAAAGCCATTGAGGCATCAATCAAGACGGCCATTTCGGAAGCCCTCGCCGGGGTTATTAGTTCAGCGATGACCGCCCAAGAAGGCCGGAAGGCCGGAGAAAGCGCCCTTGCCCCTCATGCCTTTATTATCGGTTTATTCCAGGGAATGTTTTCAAAAATAAACTTGGAAAGCCTGGGGAAATACTTATGGGAAACACTTCCGGCGGGTTTTGCACAAAGTCTTTTACAAAGCGCGGCCGAAAAAATATCCGGGCAAAAAGTAGAAAATATAAACTGGGAACCATTGAAACAAAAATTCAAACAATCGTTAAACCGAGCCTTCAACCCCGCAAATTTAAAATGGGATGATGATATAGGTTTGATTGACTTGAGTAAGTTGGTCAAATGGGATTCGCTGAAACCAGACGCAGAAAAGGCTTGGGACGGATTGAAGCAAATTGTAAAAAACAAAATCAACGAATTGAGAAATAATGCAAACTCTGTATTAGAGGGGCTTAAAAAAATAGTTTCTAACAAATGGAACAATATAAAAACAAACGCAAGCACCGCATGGGAAAACATAAAAAAAGCTATAACCAAGCCGATAGAAGACGCCTACGACACAATCACTGGTATCATCGACAAAATTAAAAAAGCATTTTCAAGCATGAAAATTACTATCCCAAAGCCGAAATTGCCGCAAGTTGATGTTAATTGGGTAGAAGTCGCAAAAGGCGCGGCCCGTGCGGTTATCCCGAAATTTAGATTTTTCGCGTCGGGCGGGATTGTGAACGGAGCAACGGCGGGAGTCATTGGGGAAGCCGGGCCGGAAGCAGTTGTACCGCTGTCCGGGCGACGCATGGAACCCTTTGCAAAGGCTATAGCCTCACAAATGGGCATCGGCGGCGGGCTCAATATAACTGTAAACAATTACACAGACAACGAAAAAATAGGTTATTCAACCGCGCGGGCGGTTTCGCGGGAGATGTGGTTATATGGACTCTATTAAATGGATACGGAGCGACGGAACGGAGTACTCCCTAACAGGCCAATCAGATATAAAAGTTTTGTTTGACCGGGAGGGGTTTTTTATGCCTCCCGTTTCTTATGTTGAAGAAGCGGTCCCGATAGAGGATGAATGTTCTGGAACGTCCATTCAAGAAGGGAAAACCGTCCGGCGGCTCAACATTGAACCTAGGGAAATAAGAATGCGATTAAGGGTATCAGGGGCCAATCCAGCCGAATTACGCCAGAACGTAAGAAAATATATGAAAGCATTTAGTCCTCTTTTTGGTGATGGTAAGTTACAAGTCACGACACCAGACGGAATAGTGAGAGTTTTATATTGCCGATACCTGGACGGCTTGAAGGGGCAAGAAAATCCTGACGAATTGACAACAACAACCCAAACGTTGCCCCTTGTCCTGATAGCATATGACCCTTATTTTTATTCGGAGGCTAGCACGTCGATAACAATTACCGAACAATCAACAACGACGTCGTTTTTCCCGTTTTTCCCGTTGACATTGAATTATGCAGGGAGTTTTGGAGAGGTAACCATCAACAATGACGGCGACGCAACCGCGTACCCTGTTTGGACCATTTACGGGCCGGCCGATTTTTTTAAAGTGTCAAATTTGACTACAGGTGAAGCGTTTTTGATTGATGGCAACGTAGAGAACGGGGCTATAATCGGATACTCCCGATATGCGACGGTCGACGCCCGGCCAGGCAATTATCTAATCGAGCGGAGCGACGGAACAAATTTATTTGAATACCGTTCACCTGATTCCGTTTTGTTTGGCTTTCAACCTGGTGAAAATAAAATACGGGTTGAGATTGCCGGGCCCGCGAGCGAAACGAAGGTGGATTTAAACTATCAGACTCGTCATTTGGTGGTGTAGTCATGACCTGTTCAAATTATCAAATTTTTATCCGTCGTAATTCCGATTTAAAGCAGGTTCAGCAAATAAGCAAATATAAACGCCTAGAAATGGTTAAGCGACGGAATAAAGTGGGTTCCTGGTTGTTAGAGGTTGACTTTGACTGCACAGAGCTACGACACGAATACCAAAACGAACAATTCGGCCTTGAGGTATGGCGCAATGGTTCCCGGTTCTTTACTGGACCATTAACAAGGATTGAACGGCGAAAAAACGGAGAAGAAAGAACGTTAACCCTTTCTGGAGCCGATGAGAAAATATATCTTACGTCCGAATTGGCCTTACCGGACCCCTGGCATTATACGACAACGTTTAATTCGGCGTATGATTCGCGGAGCGGTGCAGCCGAGAGAGTTTTAAAGAATTATATCGACTTGAATATCGGCCCGAACGCAGTAGCAGAAAGAAAAATACCGGGCCTAGTTATAGAAACCAACCAGGACCGGGGGAACAACGTCTATTATATCGCCCGTTTCGACAAGCTGTTGAAAGTCTGCCAGGATATTATTTTGCATATACCCGGCTACAATTTCGACATAGTTGTAAACGATTCTAACAAGCTTGAATTTAAATTAGTCCCCTGGGTGGACCGATGGGCAAAAGGTGTAGAATTTTCCGAACGGTTACGGAACCTGATAGGATATGACTACACCTATGAACGACCGGACCGAAATTTTGTTCTTGTTGGCGGCGGACAGGACGGAGGAACGACGCCTGTCTATAGAAAATTCGCGTATTCAGGAAATGAATGGTCCCGGAACCGTTGGGGAAACGTCGTAGAATTCATTGACAAGCGCGGAACCGTCGACGTTAACGAATTAAAACAAGCAGCCTGGGACGCATTGAAGCTGGAAGACGGGAAAGAAAAACCGGATGAAAACATGATAGGAAAAATAAACGTCACGGCGCAAATCACGCAAGTCAAAGGCGGCCCGGAAATGGGGAAGGATTGGGACCTGGGCGATTTTGTCAAAGTTACTATTCACCAAGGCGGCCCAGGCCAGGAAATAGCAGTATATGACTATATCAAAGAAATAGCCATCTCCCTTACTGAAGAGAGGGCGGAAGAAATCCGGGCTCTTGTTGGTTCTGATGATGTCATTACGACCAATGGGGGACCGGTTCCTTATATTGTCGATTCTTTGACCCATATTGAAGAAAAATTACGCAGTTTGGAGGGAGCGTACTAGATGACAACTACTTATTTTCCTTTTGATTCGGGGGCTGGAGCCAACGTCAAGGAAGAACAATGGTCACAAATGGCCCGATATTGGCGAAACGACGGTATTTTACCCGACAACCCCGGTGGGGCGTTCACTGCCCCGAACGATATTCAGAACAAACTACAAGTGGTTGGGGATGATTCTACGCTTTCAGTTATTGTATTCACTGGAAGTGCGTGGATTCAGGGCCATTTTTTCGATACGGATTCAAACATTGACAAAACATTATCAAGTGTCACGACGTCAGGTAATTCCCGGATTGATATGGTAGTTTTACGCTTGGATTGGCTTGAAAATACCATTTCTGTTGAAGTCATAGAAGGGACGGAAGCCACAAACCCAACTGCTCCAAGTTTAACAAAGAATTTCGGCTCGCGTTGGGAAATTCCCTTGGCTCAAGTCGCCGTGCCTTACGGGGCCACTACCGGTTTGGACTGTACCATCGTGGACAAAAGAAAGCCCGCTTTGTCAGTGGACATGGTCCCGGTGTGTGAAATCGGTATGGCAGCCGACCAAACCGTTACATCATCAACAAATTATCAAAAATTGAACTTAGATACAGTAAGATATGACAATTTTGATATGGCTGACGTCGACAACAAGCGGGTTAGTATCCGAATGAACGGGCTATATTTAGTCAAGCTAAACACAAGAATGAGTTCAGCAAGCGTCATCAATACAATCACTTTGAACGATTCGCCTGCAACGTCCAATTTTGTAGCACGTTCGGAAGGAGTTAAAGAGAGTTCACTGACTTGGATTGGCAACTTAAACGACGGTCAAACTATCGGAGCCTGGGTCTATAATAATTCCGGGTCAAATGTAACATGGAACGTAACCAATGTATATACACCATCTCTAACGGTGGTCAGAATGGGGGATAAAGCAACATCATGAGCATAGAACATACCATTCACGGTAAATTCAACGTTGACCAAATTATTAACGAATTGAAAGCAGTCGGGGTTTCACCTTTGATAATTTCTGGTTATCGACATGAAACCGAGCCGGATTACTATGCCACTTTAATTTTTACACTAAATGACGAATCAGAAAAACCAACAGTTGACCAAGTAGCCGCCGCCCATGTCCCTACTATCCCCATGACATGGGACGAACAACTAAAAGCGGAGCTACAAGCGGCAGCGGATTGGACCGGGGTCCGCGATGCGTTAATAAAATGGATTCAACCCAAAATTGATTCTAGCAAAACACCTGAATAAAAAAAGAGAAGGGGAAAACATGGAGACAATTATCAAAACCGTTTCGGGCGTTGTTGGTGCGGCCGCTTCCTTTTTGTGGGGCGGTTTTCCTATGCTATTGAAATTTCTGCTTATTCTCATGGTCATTGATTACCTTTCCGGGCTGTTGGCTGGTTGGGTTGGCGGCAAACTTTCAAGTAAGACCGGCCGGGAAGGAATTGCCCGAAAAGTTCTAATGCCGGTGTTGGTTGCCGTGGCTCATTTCGTCGACGTGATTCTAGGAACTGGAACCGTTTTCCGTGACGGGATGACCATTTTCTATCTCGTGAATGAAATCCTTTCCATTGTTGAAAACGTAGGCCGGGCCGGGTTGCCGGTTCCCGAGAAGTTTAAGCAGGCTATTCACATTTTGCGCGAGAAAGGGGAAAAAGATAAGAGTGAAAATTAAGCAAAAATTCATTCCCGCAAGTAATAAAAAGACCCGGCCAGGGATTGCGATGGACCCACAATATATTACAATTCATGAAACTGATAACCCAAAGAGTGGAGCGGATGCGGAGGCGCACGCAAGACTTCAATATAACGGGAATAGCCGCGCAGCGTCGTGGCATTATACCGTCGATGACAAAGAAATTTGGCAAAGTATCCCTGATAACGAGGTGGCTTGGCACGCAGGCGACGGAGGGAGCGGGACCGGCAACCGGAAAAGTATTGGTATTGAAATATGCGTCAATTCGGATGGGAATTTTGAGAAAGCTAAACAAAACGCAGTTGAATTAGTCCGTTATCTGATGGCGAAACATAATATTCCGCTTTCCCGTGTGGTCCCTCATAAACACTGGTCCGGGAAAAATTGCCCCCGGCATATCCTTCCGCAATGGAGCCAGTTCACTAAACAAATTCAAGAGGGGGGAATAAAAGTGGCATGGGTTGAAGATATGTATGATTTATCTTACTTGCTGGACGACGGAAGCATGAAAAATACACTTTCCAGCCAGAACACCGAATTGTTAGAGAAAGAACTTACGCGCCTAACGAAGGCAAAGGCCAATTGTATTGTTATTTCAAAACGTTCCGTAGATGTTGAAGTGAAGAGAAAAGATGGCGGTTTTTATCGGGTCCAGGTTGGAGCCTTCAAAGACAAAGAAAACGCGGAAGGATTGGCCGAACGGCTTAAAAAGGACGGCTACCCTACGTATATTGTTCATCAGTAAAAAAAGGAGGCTTTACGCCTCCTCTTCTACCTTTTTCAATTCGCTTTTTAGATGATGGTAAAGGTTTTCTATAAAATCCTTTTTGGTTCGTTCGTAAGAAAACGCGCTTAGGGTTCCAGTATCGGCTAAGATATTCGCTTGCCCATGATGGACCGGTTCAGCGGTTCCCCAGGTAGTAGACCCGTGTGAAAAATCAATTTTACCGTCATGGTAATAAATGCAAGGTGTCGCGGTTGCTTGTTCCATTGACAAGTATTTTTCAGCGAATTCCTTAACCATCTTTTTAGTCAATTTCATTTTATTCCCCGTCCTCTCAATAATAATATTTTACCCTACTATCCCACCTAAATCATCCGCCGAGAAATTTTCTTTTTCCTCTTCCGGTTCAGGCTCCTGTTCCCGTTGTGTTTGCGGAACGGGACCAACTGGATAAAATGACCCGTCACCGTTTGGGTTTGTCCTCATTTCCAAATAAAGCAGCCGTTTAAAATACTGTGAATGGTTATCCGAAACCCGGTTTAGGTATTCCCATAGTTGGGCCTCTTGCTTATCCTTTAAATTAAAGTTAACCGGGGCCTTTTCAACTGTTTTCTCCTTTCTTTTCTTGTTCTCGTTTTCGCTCATAGCCGCCGCCTCCTGTTAATATCCAAACATTACTTTACCTATTTTATAATATCCTCGCGCGTTTGCAAATTGAGGGGCGTCTACGGTTGAAGCGTAAGGAAAATATTCACGAATGGCCGGGGTTAGTTGTTCTGCTTGTCCTCCTACAACGATGATACGCGCATCTGTGTGCCATTTGGCTGATAGTTCGCCGTGCAGTGTTTCTGCTACGCGTTCATAATTTCTATTTTCCTCTTTCAAGGTATCCCAGCCCCAGGGCAACGTTAGAGAAGCGGGAGCAAGGAATTTTTTTCGGCGGAACGTCAGACAGTTCACTGTCCGGCTTCCCAAGTCAATGACGTGGGTTTCTTCCTCTGTTGCCTGGTCGAAGAAAGCTCCAGCCCCTTCAACAGTTACCGCGCAACGATTAATATTAATCGTCCGCATTTCTTTGCCGTGTTTCGTATACATGGTTACTTTGTGCGAGCCTTCTAACATTTCCTTTACTTTTTCCATGTCTGAGTTAAAACGGCCGAGCGGAACGCCGGTAACTAAATCGACCGGTTCATATTGATTGACCCCGGCCCGGTAGAGAGCAGCCAGGATAAATAAAAGCGTGTTTTTACTTCCCTTGTCTTCATCCATGCGGCGTCCTGAATCCCCGTCCGCTACGAATTCAACCACTTCACCAATATAATTTGCCTCTCCCTCGTGCTCAATAACATAATCGTTTTCACCTGTCAAAACGTCCCAATCTGTTTCATAGTATTTTGTAATCCATGACGGGAAAAGGAACGTTTTGAAAATCCCCGGTTTCGTTTGGAAAACAACTTTTACATACGAACGTCCAGCGTCTACCGAAATTAACAT